CTTCACAAGGTTTTTTAATAATAGGAATTGTTGTTTCAAGAACTTTATCGTATTCACTACTTGTTAAAGACTCTTTCATACCATTTAATATAGAAACAGTATTGAAGGTGATTTCTGAACCAACAGGAACATTATTATTTTGGACACCATCAAATCCACCAATCATAAAACCATAATCACTTAATTTTTCTCCATCATATTCAAAATCATAAACTAACACACATTAACACCTCCAATCTAATTTCAATTTTTAATATAGAAAAATCAAGTTATAATTTTTATTATAACGAAATAGGAGAATGGGGTGTGACACCCATTCTCCCTAACAAACTTAGATTATACTTTAAATTTCTTTAAAGCACTTCCACCAAACATTCTATCTACAGTCATTGCCCTAACCATTTTTTCAAATTGAGGACTATTTTTACATTCTGTCATGAATGTCTGGAAGTCAGTAATATTACTACCATCAATATTAAATGTTACATTAATATCTCCTACAGTATTATTAGTAATATTATTAGGAATAGATTCATAATTACTACCATCAGTAAATTGTTTAAACAAATCAGTAGGATTGTTAAAGAATGCGAACATATTCTTCGTTGCTACAGGGTCAAGAACACTATCGTTTTTAACAATAGGAGTAAGAATAGCACCATCAGTAGGTCGAATAATGGCTTCAGTCTTACCATATTCTTGTGTCCATGCTTCACGATTAGAACCAACTTTATAAACACCTGTGGAGTAGTTATATTGTTTCTTAGAATAAGTTTTAGGCTTACCATTCTTTTTAGTTAAAATTCTACCTTCTTCATCAAAATAATAAGTATTTCCACCAATAGTGGATTTTTTATTTTTGACCACATGGCTACTCTTATTCAGCCTATAACGATAAATTTTACCGTTAGAAGCTTTATAATCTAACCAGTTACTAGTTAAAGCAGAATTATCACTTTGTTTAAAGTAATAAGTAAATCCATCAATATCTTTAAATCCTTTAATTGCCTTACCTTCTTCATCAAAATAATATTTCTTCTTATCAATAGTTTGGAGACCGTGAACCATTTGATTAGTATTAGGGTCGAAATAGTATTTCTGTTTATCTATGGTTTGCCAACCACTTGTCTTAGCCCCACCAGATTTAGCATTATAATAATATTTATTACCGTCTACATCTCTAAGACCGTATAATTGTTTACCTGTTTGTTTACTAAAATAATAATCTTTTCCATTAATGGTCACATTACCTGTTTGCATTTCTTTAGTGTTAGGGTCAAAATAATATTTCTCACCACCCACTTCAGTTAAGCCACTACCCATCTGTCTAGTTTCTTCATCAAAATAATATGTCTTATTACCATTTTTGATAAATCCAGTAGCTACATTACCGTTTTCATCAAAGTAATAGTTTTTACCATTAATTTCATGCATACCGTTTTTAACTACATCACTAGCCCCAAATTCACGATATTGCATATTACCGTTTGCGTCAGTTTGCCAACCGTAATCCTCTATCCCTAAAGGAGTTTCATTAAGTTTATTTTTAGCATTTGTATTTGAATTATTATCAGTACTGATTACATTCTGTAAAATACCTGCTATAGTCTGACCTACTTTTGTGGCTATAGTACTTCCATCAGCAATACTAACTATATTGTTTAATGCCTCTGTTAAGGTATAATCTACCTTATTTGCACTTTCTAATATAGCGTTTCTAATATCAGAACCATTAGCATTAACACGTTCAACTACATCAGATATTAATGCGTCAGTATCTTTTAATTTTTCATTCAGAAGTTCTTCATATTGTTCATATAAATTATCTAAACTTTCTGTAATATCAGATTCATTATGCTCTCTTTGGGTATCAGATAAAGCTTTCTGAGCGTCTTTTAAACTTTGCTGTAACTGTTGAACTTTCAATCTAGATTCTTCAGAATTATCTCCGCTATAAGCGGCAATTTGTTTCTGAATTTTAGCTACTTCTTCAGCTTGGTCTGTTACATTATCTTGATAGCTTAACAGGTCACTCTGAGAAGATATAGCATCTTTATATTTATCAATTAATTTTTGAAGTGATTCAAGTTCTTTATCAATACCTTGTTCAATAAGGTCTTTAATAGCATCCTTTTCAGAATAAATATTATTGATAGCGTCTTGTTGTGCTTCAATTAATTCATAATATCTATCAATCAGTTCTTGATTGTAAGGGTCTTTAGCAATAGCATCTCTAGCTTCTTCAATAGCTTCAGCATATTGTTCAGATTGCTTTGTATAAGCCTCTAAATTAGAAATATGTAAAGCCTGTGAAGCTAGACCTTGTGTAGTGTAAGTACCCTTTTCATCAAACAGTTCTTCATTTGACAAAGTATCAATCATAAATTGTACTTCATCAGTTACTTTTTCAATACGTTCTTGTCCAAGGTCAAAATTATCCCAATTAATCTGTCTGATTTCATTGTTATATTCAACCAGTGCCTTTTGAGAATTAATTATAGATTCTGTAATTTGGTCAATATTGGAGACTGTTTCTAACCATTGTTCAGAACCACGTATAATCATTCCCTCAGAAATATTATCCTGTAACTGTTCAAAAGCTTTTTGACGTTCTTTTGTTAAGGCTTTAAGATTCTTTTCTTCCCAATCCTGTAAAGCTTTATAATATTTAGAACTAGAATTTAATCCTTGTTCTTCTGCTAAATCCATTAAAGCATTAATAGAAGAAATCTGGTCTTGATATTTATTAGAAATAGCTTCATATCTTGTAATGATATTATCTATCTTTTGCTGATAAAGTTCATTTTCAGTTTCTTCAAGTTCAGCAATTTTAACACGACAATCCTCTGCCGCTTTATCGTTTATGTTTTCTTAGTTCGCTACGCTAGGAGGATTATTTAATCCCTCATGCTTTCACATGAGACCAGACTATATCATTTACCTGTTAATAAGGTAATTTACTGTTTCGAATCACCAAACGCTTGTGATTCTACGTTATTAAAACTAGTCGTTGAGCCTTTCCTTGTTCGGGACTTGGTTGCTGATTACCCATTGTTACATACATATATTTTTAAACATTCACACTTAGACTTATTTCATTCTTATGTTGTAGTTATATGTCTTTAGGGTTTCCCAGTCAATTAAGTAAATTCCACTTATTTGTTACCAAATAAGGGGGCGTAATACACACCATTGTTGATATTCGTCTATCTTTTTCTTCAGCTTTTCGTCTGTAATCTTTTGAATATCAATAGTTCCTTCACGAACTTTCTTAGCGTAAGTTTCGCTAAGACCGACAGACTCAGCTTCTTTAAGATAGCGTTTATATCCTGCTTGCTGAATTGCTATTTCATCACTAACTGCCTTAATTTCTTTAGTTAAAGCTTTATTTCTATCACTCCAACTACGATAAACACTATCAACAACATCATTGAGTTCATCAATTTGCTGTTCAATACGTTCAATCGCAATTGCAATCCAATCCATTTTTTCAGCTTCGTTATTATTATTATTATTATTTTTCTTATTAGAAGATTTTTTATTATTAGATTTATTATTGTTATTATTAGAAGAATTATTAGAAGATTTAGAATTAGCTACAACAGCATTTGTTCTACGTCTACCACCAGAACCCGCAGAATAAGCAGTACCATCAGCATGTGCTTTACCTCTACGAGAACCATTAACAATTCTACCTTTTTCGAATATCTGTTTAGTTTGGTCTGCGTTAAAAACACTTAATATTTATTTCGGTTCGCTACACCGAAACGGTCAATACGACCCTCTATGTCTCCATAGAGAATAGACTATATCTTTATGTGAATAATTTTTTTTCTAAAATATTAATAATATTATCATAATCCCAATAGGGTATACGAATTAAATCTATATGATTAACATAACAATAATTTGTTTTAATTAAATCCCTTCTTTTGACATTTTCATATATTTGTGAGGCTTCTTCTTGATTTCCATTTCTTGGAATAGGCATATAATGTCCTTCTCCATCGTATTCTATACAAATATTAAAATCTGGTAAATAAAAATCAAATGGAAGAGGAATTTTATCTTTACAATCAGAAAATCTATATTCTTTTTCATAATTAATATCGTATTTATCTAAATACTGCTTAATTTTATATTCCCCTTTACTAATACTTTTAGAACATTTAGGACATAATTGCCCCTTACATTTTTTAAAAGTCCCATAAGAAGTAGAAAATATATTATTACATTCTTTGCATCTAATTTTTAAATTTTTATAATTCCATCCTTTATAATCTTCTGGATTTAATAACTCAGTATCATATAAGGAAAAAATATATAATAATTTATCTAAATCAATCCTAGCAAGCATATGTGTATATTCATTACTACATTCTGGGCATCCATGTTCAAGAACTAACATATAAATTTTAGTTTCATGGACACCATGAATTGGACAACTATATTTTATTTTTGTAGAATTTGTTTGTATTTCTTCTTTTGGAGTTAATAAAATATAGTCCTTTTTATTGCAGAAAGAAATAGCCCTATTATATAAAGATTCTTGCCTTTCTAATAAATTATTATCGCTAGTTTTTCTTTGCCTACATTTAGCACAAGAATACTTATCAAATTTATATTTTACATAATCCTTATACTGAGGATGTATAATTTCTCCACAATAATCACAAACAACATCAACCCTTACACGGCTTCCTAACTTCAAGTCTTTAATTGGAACTTTTATTTTATCTCCAATTTTTAAATCAGTATATCCTCGCTCTTTAAAATGTCTTATATTACTCCTACCTATTGAAATAGGAATAAGTTGATTTTCTATTATCATAATATTTCACATCCAATCATATTATATTTAATTAATTCACATAATTACCATTTCGAATTGCCAATCGCTTGCAATTCTACTCCCTTTCGGGATAGTCGTTGAGCGTTCCTCTATTCGAGGCTTCGTTGCTGATTGTCTATTTTAACATAATACTTAGGATTTAACCATATACCATGCAATTAATTTTTTCAACTTTCGTAACCATCACGCTTAAACATATTTCATTTTTACGTTGTGGTTTAATTGCCTTTAAGATTTTTCAGCAGTTAGATAATTTTTACATATATATCACTATATACGGACACTATTTTATTAATGTCACCCTTTTGCAAATGAGCCATTTCAGCAGATTCAGAACCTACGGTGAAGAAATGACCGTCTCTGACAACGAGTTCTTCACCAAGCTCTCCAACCAAAGCATCTTGGTCTTCGGGAATTCCCCAGTTTCCAGATGTACCTCTAGCATAAGCCGTGCCTAATACATGGGCTGTACCATTATAAAGTTGAGGTGCTATAAAACCACCACCACCACTACCTGTAGCAGGTCTTACAGCAGTACCAGAAGATTGACTTACATGTTTAATTGTCCATGTTGTAGTACGAGGTTTTACAAAATCATTTTTTAAATTATTAAAACTATTTGCAAAACTACTAATATTACTATTAATAGTCCATCTTGTAAAAGCAGGTCGTATAAACGCATTTCTTTGTCTATTTATTTCATTTATTGTTTTTGTACTATTATCTTTTACTCCAACACTTGCTGTTGCAGATTCTCCATCAACTTCTTCTAATGAATCTTGAACATCATTTACTGTTCCAGAAGCATTATCTTGAACATTAACATTTGCATTATAATTAGACCCATCAATAACATTACCTAAAGAATCAATTAATTGAAGACCTTGAACCGCACCATTATCATCTAGTATAGTTTTTACTCTAACTATAGTATCTTTACCTTGAGGTAATTTACTATAATCAAAGCTATCACCCATAACTTGATTAATGGGAATAGAAATTTCTGCATTGGCGAATTTCTCTTTTAATTGCTCAAATAAATCTTCATCTTCTAATTCAAAGTTAAGCCCAAAATCTTCTCCTGTTTGTTCATGAACATCTTTAAGAGCGTCTAAAACTTCTTTTAATCTTTTATCTGCTACACTAGTATCAATAGGTAATCCTGCTTTACCATAAGCTTGAACCGTTTGAAGTTCCATTCCATAATTCTGTAATGCTAAAAACAGATTTTGATATTTCCCTTCAACGTCATCCAAGTTAGTATCAAATAATAAAGGTTGCTCTAAAATTAATTTAGTTTGAATAAGACTGTCTAATTGCGCTTGAACATAATCTAATTTAGCTGTGCTTACTTCTGGACTAATTGTATCATCACTTTGGATTTCTTGAATTAATTCCTGTGCTTTAGACAGTTCAGCTTCTACAGCTTCAACTGAATCAGCAGATGTATTTAATTTATATTCTTCGGCATTAACATCTTTAAATTCTTCTAATGCTTCTTTAGCTTGTTTAATAGTCTTAGTAGCATTTGTGACTTTATGAGCATAATCTGTCCATACAACATCAAAACCTGCGGCTTCAGCGGCTTCAAGCCATTTATGAAGTGTGGAAATATCCATATTCATTAAATCTGCTACAGCTTGGTCTCCACCAATTGCATCAAAATCAAATGAATAGAAATCTTCCATTTGATGAGTGACATCACTATATTTCTTTTCAACAGACACTAATTGGTCAATCATAGCGTCTGAGAAATTATAATCTTTAGCCTTATCTTTAGCCTCTTGCCTTAAAGCATCTAAGAAATTAAATACACCATCAGATGTTGTTTTACCATCTTCATCTACGGTAAAGAAATCTTTATAACTATATCCTGCGTCATTAATAGCATCATCTAATTCATTAAAACGTTCAATAAGTTGGTCAACAGACCAAGTTGAAACATCCTCTTTTGAGAACATCTGCACATACTGACGGACTTCATCAGCACCACCCCAACCACGGTCAATTAAATCTTTTACAGTATCATAACCACTTTGAATAGTATCGTAACCTGCATTACCATTTGCCGTGCTTAAAGCGTTGACGTATTCATTATAAGCAGAAGTTAATCCTTCATATTGTGCAATTTCACGTTGTAAAGCATCAATATTTTGAAGAATATTATCTCTGTTGCGTTCTTCCGTTGATAAATCAGCTTCTTTTTCTTTAACCCCTCGTAATTTATCTATTTCGTTTTGAGTTTCAATTAAAGCTTTTTGATAATAATCTAATTTGTCAGTAGCTTCTTCAATTTTTTCACGCTTATATTCATTATTTAACTTCTTTAATTGTTTTTGATTTAATCTAATTCCATTAGCAGTATTTTCAAATAATTCGGGTGCGCTATATAAAGGATTACCATCTTCATCCATTAAATCTTTAAATAATGTTTCAAGATTTGTAATTTCTTCTGAAGATAATCCAGTATCTCCATTAGAAGAAGAAATGGCAGATTTCAATGTATTAATAGCGGCAGTTTCATCTTCAATATTGATAATTGCTTCATGTGCTTTTGCGGCTAAGGAACGTTGAAAACCCCCAAATTTTCTGTCAACATCTTCGAAGCTAGTAGCATCTTTGAAAGATTCTGTATACATCTTAGCTTCTTCTTGACCCAATGAATTAAAATAATTAAGTGCTTGTTGTTTTTGAGTATCATTTTGAATAAAGGACGCATTATCTAAAACTTGGTTAAAACGTTCAGTTAAACCAAGGACTTCCTTATCATTAAACATAGCATTAAAAACTTCTGCTCCATCTATTTCAGAATCAGCAAAAGCTTCAATAAATGCTTGTTTATATGAATCTGCAATTTTAACAAAGTCCCCCATATTAGCATCAGCTAACGCACCTTCCCCAGAAATAAATTTATTTATATTTGTTATAGCATCAGTAAAAACATCAGCATTAGAACCAGACAAAGCAGAATTGATTCCTTTTACTAAGTTATCAGCATATTGTTTGGCTCCGTCCTTAGTAGAAAATATATCACTATATTTTTCTGGAGATAAAGAATTAACAGCATTTGTAAATAAATCTGGAGCAAATGATTTTATTTTTTCATTATCACTATAAATTAAATTCCAATAATCATCATTTAAACTAAGTTCGCTAAGAATAGTTTGTTGAGCTTGTTTGAGAGACTGTTGCATTTCTGGAGATACATTGATACTTTTTAAATTATTTAAAAAGACTTGTAATTTTTCATCAGAATCAACTATACCATTAGAAATTTCATCTAAAGTAGTTAATAAATTAGTGGCCTCAATATCTCCATCTAAAGACTTCCCAAGTAAATCAGTTCTAAATAAAGTATAATCATCTAATGAAATATTATCTTTATTTAAAAATTGGTCTCGTATAGTTTGAATACCATTATATTTATCATAATTTTTATTAAAATTATCTTTAACAGAATTTTTATTTCCAAGACCAAAGAAACCAAATAAATTATCAAAAAAGCCTCCAATACCTTTCTTTTCTCCACCTTGTAGAAAAGTATTAGCCGCCGCTTTTTGTTCTTCGATTAAGGCTTTTTGTAAATCTTTAACATTATCAGTAAGATTAATAATAGCGTTGCCTTGTAAATCATATCCAGTGACTAATTGAGGATATAAATCAGCTATTTTGTTACAAGTATCTAAATACTGTGAATATTCATCATTCGATAATGTTAAATTTGCATTAGTAGCAGTATTAACCCCACTAGATAATTTCTGATAAGTTTCAGATAATTCATTAACAGAATCCTTATGCTTTTGAATTGTCCCTAATGACTCTTCAAATGCAGAAGAAATTTCTTTAGCCTCTTTTGCTGTTTCAGTGGCAGAAACATTTAAAGCATCATAGGCTTGAATTGCGGCAACAATACCACCAATAACTAAACCTCCTCCTAAAATGCCTTTAATTCCACCTATAGCGGTAAATGCATTAGAAGCAGTTTCTTTTAATAAACTAAAATTAGTAGCTAAATTTGTACCTATTGAAGTTTTCTTACTTCCTTCTTTTACTCCTTGAGAAGCCGCATTTTTTACATTTTCTGCTGTTTCTTGTCTAGTAGCCGCTACATTAGCTTCTGTTGCCGCCGCTTGTGCCATTGTTTGTGCAGTATCAGCGGCATCTGCGGCTGTCTCTGCGGCTTGAGACCCTACATTTTCTATATTAGCTTTTGTTTCTTGTTCAGTAGCTACCGTATTAGCTTCTTTAATAACAGTATTAGCTGTTAAAGCATCATTTAAAGCGTGTAAACCTTGAACAATTAGTCCACCATTTTTGGCAAATTCATATAAGGTAGCAATACCCCCACCTGCAATGAGTAAACTGGGAATAAGTCCTATACTACTAACAACTTTTAAAATAGCCCTTCCTAAGTCTAAGAAGAAATTAATTACATCTCTGTTTAAAGTATTTGCCCATACTTCTTGCCAAGCATTTTTTAATTTTTCTAAATGTCCAGAAATGGAATCAACAAATTTAGCATTTTCGATTTCGGCAGAACCTTCAGCATCAATAGCTTCAGCATAAGCGTCTTTAAGCATTTGTGGTGATTGAAGAATTGAAGCGGCAATACTTGCACGGTTCTTTCCTGCTATTGTTTCAAGTAATAAGTTTGCTCCCTTAGTACCATATTTTTCATCATTTTCAACAATTTCTTCATAAATATCAGCTATTCCTAAAAGAATCTCATAAGTGCTCTTATAAGCCCCATTATCTTTTAAAATATCAAAACCTTTAAAATTATTACTTTCAACCTTGGTTGCTTGCATAATTACATCTCTTAATTTAGAGACATTAGTAATCATACCTTCAACTTCTTCGCCATCTTCTTCTAATTCAGCTTTACTAGCTTCAGTACCAGTTAAACGAAGAGCAATGGTTCTCATTGCTTTACCGACTTTGGAGGGGTCTTGTGTAATTCTATTACCTGCTGTTACTAATGCGGCGGCTTCATAAAAACTGTTACCCGCAGTTGTTAAAGATGCCGCACCATCTTGTAATGCAGTAGCAAGACCTTGTGTAGAAATCGGAAAATCATTACCAAGTTTATTAATAACATCAATAATTTCTATATTACTAAGGTCTTGATAAGCTTGTGACATAGCAATTAAAGCTTTAGAAGCTTCACTAGCGTCAGTAAATTCAGAAACATTTAAAAGAATATTAGCAGATTTAGCGGAATCAGTAGCTTCTTCAAGAGATTGACCTAATCTCATGAATTCAGCAACAGATTGTTGCAATGCTAAAGCATCAGTACCAATACCATCTGCTAAATCAAAAGTGGTAGTTTGAAATTCTTTAAGAGTGTCAAGAGTTTCGTTACTAACTTTTTGCATTTCTGCAAGAGCATCATCAAATTCTTTAATTATGCCAAATCCTTCTCTAATATATCCGAGAACTCTATAAAAACTCATAAAAGTTGCCAACGAAGCAAGTAATGATTTAGCCCTACCTTCAAGCATACTAAAGAAAGTTTGCCCAGTATTACCTGCGGCTTCTTCTTGTGCTTGAATTTCCGTAAAAGCAATACCAATTTCTTTTAATTGACCTGCTCCTAATTCACTACTGTTCATGATTAAATCATAGTAGCTTTGTAATTTTTCTTTAGCTTCATCAGAAAGAGCAGGATTATCATTTATATATTTAGCAATATTTCTTGCTAATTTAGCCCCATTTTTAGCAACCATGTCTTTGTTTAATTTATTTAGTTCTTTTATTTGGTCTTCGAAATCCTTAACTTCTTGTTTTGCTGTTTGTATTTGTTCATCATCTGTCCAATCAATTTGTTCTAGAGACGCTTTTAATTCATCTGCTTTTAATTTAGCGTTTTCAAGCGCTTGAGCATATTCTTCTGTATAAACATAGCCTCCCTTTTCGCCAGTTCCTACTTTATTAAATAAAGTATCTAAATCAGTTAATTTGTTATTAGATTTATTAAATAAGCCTATAACACCTTTGCCTTCTTTGGAAATACCTGTATCTGTATTACCTTCCGCTTTATTTTGTTTAACTAATCTAATAATAGAAAGAATAGCATCATAGGCTTGATGATATTGGTCAATTGTTTTACTAATTTCATCTGGATTTCCAATTAGACTTCCTTTATTGTCAAAACCCTGAGTAACTTGCTCACGAAGTTTATTTATTTTTTCTAATTCACCATTAAATTCTGTTATTTGTTCTTCAGTAAAATTATCTTTTAAAGAATTATAGTTATTATTAATTTTATTAATATCCGTGTCCCATAATTTACCTTTTGCCGCCTGTTTACCAATTGTTTTTTCTAAATAAGCTTTATTACTCAATATATTAGCTTCTTGAGATTCTTTACCTTCTATAGTTATTTCTTCTTGAATACGTTTAACTTCAGTTAAAGCGTCTTTATAATTTTGGATTGCTTTTTTTGCTTCTTCATAATTTCCAACTAATTTACCACTAGCGTCAAAATTGGCTTCAACTTCGGCTTTAGCCTCTTTTAACAAGTCTACACTTGTTCTATAATCTTCAAGTCTTTGTGTACTTATTCCTTGATATTTTTCATCAAATTTAGTAGCATTTAAAATATCTTTAAAACCATATGAATTATTTCTTGTTTCTTTAGCATAATTCTTTTCTAAATCACTTATTGCTTGTTGACGTTCTTTTTCTTGTTGAGCCAAAACTTCAGCATGTTCTTGGACTAAAACGTTTTCAATACTATCGGGTAATTCAATTTGCTCTGTTAAATTCCGAATATTGTCAATTTCTGTCCAAATTTTTTTAACTAAATCTAATGCGAATTGTAATTTATTCGGTTCTAATAATTCACCATTTTCGTTATATTTACTTTGTAATAATCTATAATATTGGTCAATTAATTTTTGTGAATTACGAATAGAATCTAAGTTATTCGTATTTACTCCATCATATTTGGATAAATCAATATTATTGGTTGCTTTTACACGATTCTCAATATAACGCAATCTATCATTGGCATTATAAGTCATAGTATGTTCATATTGTGCTCTTTTTTGTTCTTCTCTGAAATCATCTAAAGTTATTTGACCCTCTATATCTAACATATTACTTTTAATTTTATTTAAATTTTCAGTAACTATATTAGTAGCTTCTGTTGATTCTTCCGCTAAATTCTCAAAGAAAGATAATTGTCCTGTAGGTTCATTAAATAATTCCCATTCATATTTTACTGCTTCATTAGTTGTTTGAATCTCATCTCTAATTTGTTGTTCAGCGTCTTTAACTTCATTAACTACCGCAGGAGAAATAGGAGATTCAATTTGAGGTTCCGCAGGTGTATTTATTGGTACTACTGGAGGTTGATTACCATTAATAACGATATGAGACCCATCAACTGTGATTTGAGGACTAATTTCAACTTGGGCAAATTGTTGATTTAATTCAGAGACAATTGTTTCAGCTACAAGATATGCATGTTCTACAGAGGCCGCATTATAATCTAAAGATATTTCAAGAGGGATATGAGTATAATTTACAATATTAGAAACAAAGTCAGTTATTTGATTTTGAGCATTTGTTAATGATTCTGGATTTACTTCAATCTGAATTGAAATAACATTGTTAAATTGACTATTAATTTGATTAATAATCTCATTAATTCGTTCTACAGAAGTATTATCATAGTTTAAATGAACTTCAATAGGAATATCTCTATTACCGTCAAAAGTTTGAATTAAGGCAGTTATTTGAGTATTTATGTCTGCCATTGAATCTGGGTTTAAATTAACTCTAATAGGAGGAAGATTACTAAATTGATTATTAATATAATCCGTTAAAGTTCCAAGTTCTTCTACAACATTAATTACAGAATCATTATCAAATTCTACTTTTATCTGTGGATTAGAATCTACATTTGGATTAGAAATACTTCCGTCTGGATTCTCTCTCGCTACATTAGTCTGTGCTTCTGCGGCCCTTTCTGTAGCGTTAGCAACCTGTTCTTCAGCCTGGGCCTGTTGTTGAGCCTGTTCTGTATTTAATTTACCAAATTGAACCAATCTTTCTGCGGCTTCATTAATTTGTTGATAATTTTCATTAATATAATCAATAACAAATTTAAGTTCTTCTGTTTTTTGAGTTATATCTTCAAATAAATTAAAACCAGAAGTTCCAGATGAACCCATAAAACCTAATCCCTTAACTACCATATCCTGCATATTAGATAATTTATTAGGATTAACAGTATCATATAAGTTAGTATAATAATCAGTAAATTTCATTGAAAAATCATCAAAAGCAGACCCTTGGCTTTGCCAAAATTCGACTAATTTTGTTTCAGCGTCCTTAATATTTTCTGCTCCTAATAATTCCATTCCCTTTTTACTACTACCATCACCAAAATTAATGACACTTTGTTTTAATAATCTTTCCAGTTCAATTTGTGCGGCTAAATATTCTTTAGTTCCCTGTTTACCTTCTAAATACATATTATGTAAAGCTTGAGAAATTTCTTCAGCTTTAGATTTTATATCTTCTGGGAGCATATTTTTTATAGTAGTTTCAGAATCAATCATTTTAGACAATTCTTTACGTTGAGTTATAGTATTATCTAAAGCTTCTTGATATTCTTTTAACTGTTCTACTAAAATATTAATACCTTTATCACTTCTGGCAAATTGACCTAATGCTAAATTAATTCTGTCATTTACTAATTCTTTAGAAGATTCAATATGAAATTCTGTTTTAGGGTCTTTTGAATGAAATCCTGCTCCAGACATAGCTTTAGTAATTAAAGCAGGAGTATCATAAAGTTTACCATATTTATTTATAGCTTCTCCACGAGTTCTTCTAATAAAATCACCTAATTTTTTAGGGTCTAAAGCTAATTCTTTTGGGTCGAATATATATGATTGCATATATTCTTTAGCTTGCTCTATTAATAAATCTTTAATTTGATTTCTTATTTTTTCTGAAGTCGGAATTGGAGTTCCTTGAACTATTTTTTTTAAATCTTCACTATTTTGTAAACTTGTAAAATCTATTTGAGAAACAACCTGTTTAATCCCACCAGATTCTTGTAAAGCAGTTAATTTATTAATAATAGTATCTAATCCATTAGAAATTTTATTAAATGTGTTAATAATATCTGATTCTTTAAAAGCTTTTCCCCACTCTTCTCCTATTCTACTTAAAGCTTGTGATACTTCTTGTATTTTACTCAAAAGAGTTTTAAAAGAAACATCATCAATCTTTACATTTGATATAGAAGTAAGAGCGTTTTTTAATTCTTCTAAACTTGTTGAATCTAATTTTGTGGATGATACATTACTAAGTACATCTTTTAATTTTATTAAAGTATCTGGGTTTATTTCTTTTAAAGAGCTTAAATCATTTACCAATCCTTTTAAAGTTGTTACTTCAACTTTTTGTTTTTCTCTAGAATCCCCTATACCAGTTATATATTCAAATTCAGCCACTTCTCCTTCGGCAGAACTAATTTTAATCAATAAATCTAATATTGTTTGTAAATTAGTAATTAAAGGAGCAAGGCTTTGTTCATTAATATCAAAGGTTCCTTGTATTTTTTCAAAAGCCCCCGCTAAATTATTTAAACCCTCTGTAATTTTAGTAATTGTAGTATCATCAAGTCCAACTATGCTTTTTTTCTCTTTTTTGTTTTTATCTAATTCAGAAATCATTTCTGAAGCTCTCTGTCTAGCTTCAGCTAAAATATTTAATCTATTTTCTAACTCTGTTCTAAGTTCTTCGATATTCCCTAACAACATATCTGGATTAAATTGTAATTTATTATAATCCTCCTCTGATAACAAAGTTTGAAATTGTTGTTTTTTTTGTTTAATTTCATCTTCTAATTTGGTTAAATCATTAATTATGTTTCTAAAATATAATCCACCTACTTCTTTAGTACCTCTTACATCTCTTTCTCCTTGAGGACTTGCTAAAGAACGAGCGGCTGTTTCTGTCATATCATTCAAATTTCCATAAATTTGTCTGATATTATTTGTTACCGCTTGCATATTAGTTTGGACTTTTTGAATTTTATCATTAAAAATTTTTACATCTTTATCAGAATCTAAAAATAATTTTTCAGCTAAACTTAAAGGTTTCGCAACAGAAGTATCACCTAAACTATTTTCTATTGAAGCTTCATCTTCCATTGCTTGTTCAAAAGCCTCATGAGTAGCTACAACAGTTTGTCGAACTGCCTGTCTCATTCCTTCTTTGATAGCAGATGAGGGAGTTTGTCCCATATTATATGAAGTATTAT